TGTTGCCTCATCTACAACGACTAAGTCAAAGCCACCTTTCTTTATCTCATCAGCTACAATAGCGACACCATCATAGTTGATAATTACATATTCAGACCCTTCTCCAATAATTTTTTTACGTTTATCCGCAGAACCATACGCTACAGATACTGTCCTGTGAGTAGCAAAGGTAAACAAGTCATCACGCCATGCGCTATCCATGATTGACAGCGGGCAGATAACCAACACCCTACGTATCTTCCCTTGTTTCATTAGAAAATCTGATGCCCATATTGCACTAGCTGTTTTGCCTGTGCCTTGTTCATTAAAACAAAATGATCTTTTATTCATTGTTAAAAAAGCGGCTGTAGACTTCTGGTGTTCAAAAGGTTTGTATCTACCTGTCCACTCGTACCTACCTTCAATAGGTGAAGGTACTTTTATATTTAACTTCTTGAGACTCAGTGCTTCTTCAAGTCCCCAATTAACCAATACTTTATTATCCGCTAATTCACGGCTTTTGGGTATTACATTCGTTACCTTGTTAGGTTCACGTAATCTAAGTAACACCGCTTTATTATTAATAATGTCCAAACTACTCGCTCCATATTATGTCTTCTTTTTCTTTTTCTTTTTCTTTTGTCCGTTTCTTGCACGGTTCTTTGAAGGGCTTTCCAGTCTAGTGCCGTCTTTGTTACTGCCCCCCTTACTTAACATCTTCTTATGGCTTACGTCTTTACCTTTGCGGTTTATTCCTTTTTTATCGTAAGCACGTCTGGCACGTTGCCGTTCCATTCTGTCTGGGTGTTCCCCACGTTCCTTTTGTTTTTTGTATTCTTTCTTGTAGGGTCTAGGTGATTTAGTATAGGCCATCAGTTACTCCCGTTGTATACGCACTCTATTACAGCGCAATGTCTTTTACATAGACCACTGGGGTGGGCGTTCCAAGTATCTGTTTCATAAGCCACCTCCATACGTCTAAACTTAGATAACCATTTATCCCACAAAGAGTCTATCATGTCATCAGTATATTTGTGTTTTACAAACTTTTTAGCTTTTGTAAAAATTAGCGCAGCATTAATAGTTTTTATTTCGGGAAAGTATTTAAACGTAGCTAAAGCCATAAGTTCTAACTGCCCTTTATCTGCATACTTAGCAGACTTACTTGTTTTATAATCCACGATCCACGCGGTGCTACCGTCTGTAATTACGAGATCAGCTATACCTCTCCACCAAACGTCTTTAGACATGAAGCCACAAGGCTCCAGTTCCTGGGTCAAACCCATTTTTATTTCTGTAATCTTGTTACCACGTCTTCTATTAAGTGCTTCCAGGACATCTTTCATGTAAGCAAACTTAACAGGCACTGGTTTCCCATCTCTAATAAACTCCTCAGCCGCAAGGTGAGCTTCAGTTCCATAGCGCATGGCATCTGTTTCGGGTTCAGAATAGTCTTTAGCTATCTTCATGTGATAAAACTGTTTAGGACACTGCTCGAAAGATTTCAGCCTACTAAACGACCACGGTGCTATACTCACTCACAATCTCCGTATGTTTTGCCTGTTCCTGACTCACAATTAATCGGTAAGCCTTTCGCCCAATGAGGTGTCCAACGCATACATTCTTCGATGTATTCCCGCGCTTCTTCTACTTCTGCGTCTGCTACACAGCAGACAATCGAGTCATGTACTGTCAACACAACACGATATTTCTTAGCTATATTTAACATTTGTTCGCCAATTATGCAACGTGCTATCGCTTGGCAGACATTCTCTATGACCTTACCGCCATATATTCTGGTGCGACCACGCCTTGTTTTATAGTCAAACTCTACACCTTTGTCTGTCTGCGTAAACTGTAAATCTCCGTAACCCAACTTCAAACCAGAGGGTAGTAGCATCGCTCCATCAACCACTTGTATTACCCCATCTAACCCAAACTGTATGTTTTCTCTGTTAGATAGACCTGTAAGCATATGTTGTGCATCTCTCCATAACTTGTTTATTTTCCAATTAGCTTCACGGTATATGTTTATGACACGCCGTGCTTCTGCTAGTTCTATATCAAAACCAAATGTCTTCAACTGAGCTTGGAACTTAACAGCACCCATACCATACCCTGCACCAAGAATTGTAGTCTTACCCACAAACCTCTGTTCCTTAGTAACATCTTCTTCGGAGACTCCATATATACGAGAAGCCATCTTCTTGTAAACATCTTCTCCTGCGGTAAACGCTTGAGTTAGATCATCTTGCTCTGCAAGCCAAGCCAACACCCTCGCTTCAATCTGTGATGAATCACAATCAATAATAGTGTGCCCTTCTGGTGCAATTATACTTTGCTTGAGTTTCTTACCATTGACACCACGACTCGGTAGGTTTTGCAGATTAATCTTGTCGTCGCCACCCCATCGTCCAGTATGTGCCGCATAATACCTTACAGGTACAGGTAACAGACCACGTTTAGATATATCAATGAACCTCTGCGTCCGTGTCTCTTCTAACGTGCTTTTGTTCCCAAGACGCGCCGCTACTAATTGTTGTACCCTTTCATCCTCATGGTCTTCGAGTACTTTGAACCCCTCGTCTGATTTGGCAAATGCAAACGTCTCCTTGCCTGTAGTAGGTGATAACTTCATGGGGGGCTTCACACCTAACTGCTCTAATAGTTCAGCAAATTTAGGGTTTGACATGAGGTCAGCTTTGTCCACACCTGCGCTGGTCAACAAAGCGTCCTTACGAGAACGTGTTTCAGTGAGGTGATATTCTAGCCCAGCCAGATCTAAATCTAGGATAGGTTCTACAAACATACGCAAGGTCAGGTCTATAAGTTTCATCTCTTTACGAGGAAAGTCTTTAGCCATTATCTTAAAGAGTTCAAAAGTTAGGTCAACATCATTGACACAATAGTCACCGAACTTACTTAGTTCTTCTTCTGAGAAATCTTTCCTTTTCTTTCCAAGGGTGTTCAGTACCTCGTCACCCTTCTCTCCAATACCATATCTTTCAGATAATGCTTTAAGACTACTGCTTGTCTCCACCCCATGAACTGCACGAGAAATGCACAAAGTATCCATATATACTTTAGGGCTAATCCCATAATGCCAATTAAGTATAGCCCCATCAAACATGGCATTGTGAGCCACTACCATAGAGCTTTCCCAGGGGAACTTAGATAGGTACTCAGTAACTTGTTTACGTGTACCACTCGCCCACTCTGTTTCTTGATTGTTTAGCTTAATACCAACCCCAATCACTTCAAAGTTGGGGTCACGTACATACGCTTCAGTTGTCATCTTACGTAAAGATGTTTCCTTGTCATAGAAGGTTTCGAAGTCCAGTGTGATTAAGTCCATCATTCTTCCCCCACGTTATCTTCTTTCGGATAATATACGTCTACATGACACGCACATTTAGGACAGCTTAGGTTAGTTACTATAGACCAATTAGAATCTTCTTCTTCTATGTCGTGATCTCCACCCCATATTAACTCCGTTTTACAGTGCCAACAATTCATCATTCTTCCTCCACTTCACACTCATAAGCAATACCAACGTAGGCCATGATGTCTACGTAGTGGTCTCTCTTGAGTGGACTTGTTCTCCTACGTGCTAACTTTGTAGCAATATGGAACATAGGCACTTCTGATGGTTTTATCTTGTGCCCTGTCATAGCATTAAATATATTTGCTATGTGGGTCATGTTCTCCACAGGGTCACCGTAATCTTTGTTACGCTCACCAGACGTTAGGCGCGATGCTTCATCAAGTAAAACACTTCGGTTAGCTTCTTTCTTGAACTGTTCTTTCACGAAAACTTCTTTTGGTGTGCCAACACGATTTAATGTTTTACTTGCGTAACTATATGAACAACCAACCGCCTTGGTGATCTCATCTGCCGTAGCCAATGGGTTATCTAACAAGTACCCAAATATTTTTTCTTCTACTTTCCGCTTTCTCATTTCTCTCTCCTTTGTTTCGTTCGCCCCCCACGGCAATGGGGGGCTAGATGTATCGTATCTTAATCGGCAATTTCATCGTTAAGGGAAAGATGTAGAAAGGATTACCCAAAAGCTCATCAAAAACTAACGACCATTGCTGTAAAGGATATTTAAAGACCTCTCTCTACTTAGTCTGTCGTATCGTGCCATTGGCTCCAAGGGTCAGGTATATCTTCGTAATCCTTTACGCCAAACAGATTGTTCGCAAGCAATGAACCAACACTATTCATGTTTTCTTCATTAACAACGACAGCAATTCCACCCATCTTCTTTATATCTCGTAAGTTCTTTTCCTGTAATGGTGTAGGCTTGTTCTTACCTGCTTTACATTCAATACCAAAAAACTTTCCTTTGTAGCACCCAACTACATCAGGTACACCGCTACCACCGTAGCCACCTGTAACTGGGTAAAAGTAGTAAGCACCCATAGACTTGAGATGCTTCACCACAATCTTCTTAACTTTTGCTTCAGGGGTCATAGCCATAACATGACCTCGCAACTGGTTTCAAAAAAACTGGCTTCAAAATTTTCACTG